ATATGAGATAATCGGGGTGATTATCCTAGATAATATTGTCGAATACCTGCATTATATTCCGTGATATTATTAAACCTAATATCATGCCGTGCACAAAACATTTTAAATTCTAGGATTTGATTCGCAGTATATGTCATATTATTGTAGTTTAAATTCTATTTGATTTATAATAACGTAAACTGAATCCAATAATCCAAAGTCCCGCTTAGAACAATATGCACCACGGCATATTTTAAAATCCAGTCCATTATTCCAATCGATTAATGCCTGATCAAATGATTTATAATTGCGGCCGTATGCGGCGATAATGTAAGTTGCATTAATCATTATATAATCCTAGTCTACCTGAATATCAACTATTCGATTATATCGAATAATAAAATACATATTAATGTTTCCCATAGAAACAGCGTCACAGTTATTCCCTTCATATAGAGTGTATAACCTACCGGCATAATGTATGGCCATGTATTCAGAGATAATCGATTCATTCATTTTATAATCCTAGGTTGATAATCGGGGATATTATCCCCTATTATATTATTTATTAACACAAGCCCGCATCATAGCCTGAAACAATTCTAATGCCATATTACCGCGCATTTTATTAATATCCCAACGGCACAGCATTATATTGTCCATTGTATAACCTTTATTATTATCGATTCTATCGATTGTGCATAATGCCGCGTCAGTATTACCGCGATTAAATGACATAATCCATCCAGTATGAGCACATAATCCATTTTGCTCATTATATAATGCAATGAGATAATCCTCAGTGATATTATAATCTAATACCATACCGCGTTTTTTATCGCGTGATTTAGCCCATTTAATCGAATCAGCGAAAAAGGCCTGCATTGGTGAACGTGTAGATTTAGCCATTATATATATTCTCGATTATTTGAGGTTATTTGAACGGGCGGCTTGTTGCAAAAAAGCAACACGGTCAGCAAAACCCGCGATGCCGGATTTTACAAGGTTCGCATAAAAGATATCATTGGAAGTGACTACTTTTAGGTGCTTTAAGAGCATAAGTGCTGTATTTGTCATAATGTAACCTTTGGTTTTCAGTTTCTGGGTAAGACCTTTTTCTTTCCCCTCAGTATCTATTATACAGGTAAACAAGGGTTTTCCCATAAATACCAAAAATAAGTGTAACAAGGTGTAACAAAAAACCGTATAAACGGTTTACATCATTTTTGAAACCAGGTTTCAGAAACAGTTTACACCATTTCGGAAACAGTATAAACGGTTTACACCATTTCGGAAACAGTATAAACGGTTTACACCATTTCGGAAACAGTATAAACGGTTTACACCGTTTTTTGATGTAATACCCAGGTTCACAAGTTATTTTGAAAACCAAAGTACTACTTTAGGGGCGGTTAGTAGACTAAAGTATTCATTCTCTGGGGGTGGCCCACCCACACGCGGTATTTTAAGATTTTTCCTACCTAACTTTGGGTGCTAAAATACGATCTTGATTAAGAATTTAAATAGTGTTATAATCTAATATACCAAAAAAAATTTACAATTGCACTAAGTTAACTTAAAGTGGTATAATCGTGAAAAAAGGAAACCAATGCAAAAAAATTTACCTACTGCAACACCTGCAGAGGTCTTAGAGATCTCACCTGAAAATTTAGAAATAGCTAACTGCTACCTGCACTTTCAGGATGCCCAACAGGTTGCCAGCAACTTAGACGTACCCGTACACCTAGTAACAGTGACACTTGCCCGCAGAGATGTGCGAGCCTACATAGATCAAGTATTCTTTGACGTAGGTTTTAATAATCGTTTTAAAATGCGTCAGGCTATGGATGCAATTATTAAGAAGAAGTTTCAGGAGTTAGAGGAGGCTGAGATTGGGTCAAATAAAGACATATCTGAGTTATTGGCCTTATCACATAAGATGACAATGGAGCAGATGGATCGTCAAATTGAGTTGGAGAAGATTAGAAATTCACAAGTCAAGTCACAAGTAAATGTGCAGATTAATGATAGCGGCGGTGATGGAACCAAGTATGGTAATCTTATACGTCAGCTTGTACAATTAGATGGAGCTAAGTAAAGGATGTTAGTAGATGATTGTGATGTATTTGATGACGTACTGCCTGCTGACTTATGGTGTTTGGACAAATTGATCTTAGCTAAAACATTGGGGTACCTATGCGGTCCCGCAGGTGTCGCACCTCCTGTACCCAACCACTACATAGTGCGTCCTATCTGGAATATGCGTATGATGTCTAAGGGAGCTAAAGTAGAGTACCTTAATAGTGATTCAATCCCAGACGGATATTTTTGGTGTGAACTATTCCAGGGCAGACACAGGAGCTTTGACTACTCGTGGGGTAGTCAATGCCTAGCGGTTGAAGGTTTTAGAAACTCCAGTCGACTAGACAGATTTAGTCGTTGGACTAAGATTCAAGACATTTTTATATTACCAGAAATACTCGAAGACGTAGCTAAGAGATACAAGCACTTTAATGTAGAGGTAGTTGGCGACAAGGTAATTGAGGTACACTTTAGATATAATGATGACTTTAAAAATCACCAAGCTAACTCAGTACGACCGGTATGGCGAGATGAGTTTTACAGTTCACCTTGCGGTGATAGATTAGGTTTTATTAAGGAGTAATATGAAATACCGTTCAATATTTATTTCAGATGTGCACCTAGGTACTCGTGACTGTAAAGCTGATCGTCTCAATAATTTTTTGAAGCATAATACTTGTGAGACACTCTATCTAGTAGGCGACATTATAGATGCCTGGAAGATTCAGCAGAACCGCTGGCGTTGGAAACAGTCACATACTAATGTAGTTCGCAGAGTACTATCACATGCCCGTCGTGGTACCCGTGTCGTGTATATTGCAGGTAATCATGATGAATTCCTGCGCCCTTTAATGAGTTACGATATTGGATTTGGGCTAGTTGAGATTTGTAATCAAACAGAGCATATAGGCGTAGATGGTAAGCACTACTTAGTAATACACGGCGACCTGTTTGATGGTATTACCCGTCTAGCCCCCTGGTTAGCATTTTTAGGAGATCGAGCATATGACTTCATTTTATCACTCAATACTAAACTTAATTGGTTATTGCATCGCTTTGGTTTTAGGTACTTTAGTCTTAGCCAGTATCTTAAAAAGCGAGTAAAGAAGGCAGTAGACTTTATATTCCACTTTGAAAAGAACTTAGCCAACTATTGTAAAAAACGCGGTTATGATGGTGTTATATGTGGACATATACACCATGCTGAGATTAAGGTAGTTGACGGCGTCCAGTACATGAATGACGGTGACTGGGTTGAATCGTGCACTGCCTTAGTAGAGCACTACAATGGCAGTTGGGAAATAGTAACCTGGACAAGGAGTAGTGATGAATCTCGTCGAGAAGATAACGATTGTAATACCGTCGAAGAATGAAGAAAGCTATATAGGTTACTTATTAGATGACCTAATTTCACAAGGCATTGGATGCACCAAGATCATTGTTGCTGATTGCTCTGAGGATAGTACTCGTGAGGTAGTAGACTATTATCGTTCACAGCTTAATATTGATATAATAGATGGTGGGCCTGTTAGTTATGCTAAAAATAAGGGGGCTAGTTTAGCTACTACCCCTTATATCTTATTCATCGATGCTGATGTTAGATTTTTTAAATTGGACACTATTTGTAAGGCAGTTCAGGAGATTGAAAGTGGATTAGACTTAGTTGGTCTAAACGTTCGTTGCTATGATGGTGATCGTCGTGCACAATTGGGGTTCTACTTATTTAATTTTGTAAACGGTCTACTAAAACATTATTCTCCATTTGCTGTTGGAGCGTTCTTTTTAACGCGCCGAGATCGATTTTTAGAGTTAGGTGGGTTTTCAGAAAGTTTAACTACATCAGAAGACTACTTTCTTAGTAGACAGTACAGTGTTCAAAAGTTTAGGTTATTAGATGACTACTTTGGACAGGATAGTCGTAGATTTCAAAAGATGGGGTATCTAGGAATGGCCTGGTACTTAATAAAGAATTTTCGGAACCGTAATGATTCAGAGTATTGGAATCGACTAGATCATAATAAATATTGGAATTAAATAATGGACATAAAATTACAACAACTCCTTAGTAGAGAACAGCAACGTCAAGAGGAGACAATAGAATTGATTGCAATCCTACGTAGTGAAAAGGCAAAATGCTAACTATCTCCAGACCGGATATTGATTCGGAAACAATAACAGAATTTCCAGCTGATAAGCGATTTATTAAGCTACCCATCGTCAACTATCTTAAACTGCTTCCAGCTTATGATATGGAAACTGGTATAACTACTAGTGCTTGGGAACAGGTTAATCGTGCACAAGTTGCCCTTATCAATGCAGTTAATAATCCAAAGTACAGATTTGTATGTGCTGCACTTGCTAGACGATTAGGCAAAACTTACATCGCTAATGTTATAGGTCAGCTTGTAATGCTTGTACCTGGATGTAATATTCTTATTATCTCACCTAACTATACACTCAGTTCAATATCATTTGAACTACAACGTAGACTTATACGCTCATTTGACCTAGAAGTAGAACGTGATAATGTAAAAGACAAGATCCTAGAATTAACTAACGGTTCTACTATCCGTTTAGGCTCCTTATCTACTGTAGACAGTTGTGTAGGTCGCTCATATGATTTAATCATCTTTGATGAGGCAGCCCTAGGAGACGGTGAAAGCGCATTTAATGTTGCCCTACGCCCTACCCTAGACCGTCCCGGCTCAAAAGCAATCTTTATCTCTACTCCTCGTGGTAAGTCTAACTGGTTTTCAAAGTTTTATCAACGTGGATTTTCAGATAAGACTCCTGAATGGGCCTCAATTACAGCAGACTACACTGAAAATTCTAGAATGTCAGAATCTGACGTGCAAGAGGCACGCTCAGTAATGTCTAAAGCTGAGTTTGAGCAAGAATACATGGCCTCCTTTTCTACATTTGAGGGTCAAATATATGACTTTGATGAAGAGACCTTAATTCAAGACTACATTCGCGAAGATGAGGATGAGATGATAGCAGGCCTTGATCCTGGCTATAAAGACCCTACAGCTTTTGTAGTACTAGCATACAGACCCTCAACTGATTCATACCATATAGTAGACGAATATCAAGAGTCGCAGTCTACAACAGATGGTCATGCAGCTAGAATGCAAGAATTAATAGATCGCTGGAGACTAGAAACAATCTTTATTGACTCTGCTGCAGCTCAGTTTGCTGCTGACCTTGCCTATACACATGATATAGCCACTATTAAAGCTAAGAAATCTGTGCTAGATGGAATTGCATTCGTTCAAGCACTAGTAGAACAAGGACGTATTCGGGTTTCTCCACACTGTGAGCAAACTAGAATAATGTTTAACCAGTATCGCTGGGACCCAAAAGAGACTCTATCAAAAGAGCGACCCGAGCATGGTATGGCATCACACATTGCTGATGCATTACGCTATGCTGTATATACCTTCACCACTGGCGGCTGATCACTCCAGTTTTTTAACTTAACCAAACTATAAAAATGACATTTCGTTTCCATATCTTAGGGCTACCACATACAGTCACCAATAAAGACTATGTAGCTTGTGCTTATACTCAGAAAGTTTTAAAATTTGCTAAAATGATGCGTGCTCGTGGGCACTATATCATACACTATGGCCATGAGGATTCGGAACTAGACTGCGATGAACATGTAACTGTATTAACTAATCAAGACTTAGAAATTAGTTATGGTACTCATGACTGGCGTAAGAACTTTTTCAAGTTTGATATGGGTGACCATGCCTATCAAACCTTCTTTAAAAATGCTATACGTGAAGTTGCCCTTAGAAAGCAGAAAAATGACTTCATACTACCTTTCTGGGGTGCAGGTGTACGTCCTGTATGTGATGCGCACTCAGACATGATTGTAGTAGAGCCAGGTATTGGATATGCAGGCGGACACTGGGCTCGCTGGAAAATTTTTGAGTCATATGCAATTTACCACGCCTACTGCGGTTTATCAGCAGTAGGAACCTGTAAGCAGGATTGGTATGAAGCAGTTATTCCTAACTACTTTGACCTAGATGATTTTGAGTTCAGAGAAGAAAAATCAGACTACTTCTTATTTTTAGGTAGAGTATATGATGGTAAAGGTGTACACATAGCTGTTCAAGCTACTGAGACTATTGGAGCACGTTTAATTATTGCAGGACAAAATCCTGATAACTTAACCTTTCCAG